ATTGCTTGGCTTTCGACTCTGTCGATAAACCCGTAGCAAAAGGACTCGGATCAGCTTCAGTTCGATATAACTCCACTTTGACGATATAGACATCGCACTCCCTCACTAACGATTCGGCTAAGCAATGAGTCTTTATTCTGTAATCCGGGAAGTCTTTAATGAACGCTTTTAAGCGGTCTTGGACTCCAACATAATCATCTAGGTAATTCGACATTTAAGTGCTCCCTCTGCGCTGTTCCTTTAAGCGCGTCATCTAATTGTTCTTTTAATGAATAGAATGTTCCATCAGGCCAATTCTGAATATCAGCAGCGCACTCAAGACAGTAAAACCTTGTGATGCCTTTGCGCTTCGGGTGCTCACTAACAACCTTCCAATAGGCTGGCTTTTGAGCTAATTGATGAAGTGTCCCACCCCGACTTAAATGGGCGTAGCGTTGCTTACAATAATCGCAATATTGTTGAAGATTAGTATTCCTCAAGAGTGCCAAACTCGCTCCAATCGCTAAATCGGGTTCGAGCATAAATGGATCCATAGCAGATGAGATCGATATACGAATCTTCCCGCATTGGGGACTCCACCATTCTTGAGAGTTTGGTCGCGATAAAGACCAGCGCCAAGTCAGCTGGGTCTCGGAGCTGAATACCGAGGGTGCGGCATATTTTGAAAATGCGTAATAAATTGTGCCTCTCATCCCCATACTCGTAGCTCCGGTCTTCAAGAGTGTCGAGGGCTGTTTTAATCCATTCATTGAGAGTTCGCTCGTTCAGCTCGTCCGACACTTCGACCCCTCTCGTATCCATTAAAGAAGGCTTCATCTTTAGCCTTATCGAATCGATTGTTGATATACATATAGACGATTAAAACACCTAGACAGATTAAGGTTATTATTTGATCGCTATCTAACATCAGCGCTCACCCCGAATTTATCTAGGAAGTAGGCTGAGATTTCCGCTCTTGAAAGTCGGCCTCTAGTCGATCCCTTTCGGCCTAAGCGTTCTACCGCGTAGCGGCGAATTATTGAACCTTTTACATAATTGGTTCCATCTGTCCAAGCTCCGGCTTGAGAATCAAATTTAATCAATTTAATCTCGCTCATAGCCCAGCCAATCTAGCTCCATTTCAAGCAAGCAGATTTCCTTAATTGCGGCATCTTTATCATCTTTTGCCTTCTGTAGCTTGCGCTTTTGTGTTTCCATCCGCTGTAAAACATTGCGGATTTCGTTTTCGTTGATATGCCCTTTTAAAATTGGCATTTGTGCTCCCGTTCTGTAAATCTAAATCGATTTACCCGAGAAGCATAAGACCCTAAATCTATTTAAACAAGTAAGAGCCGGGAGTGTCGGACATCCAAGAAGCCGACCCACTTCTCAATTTTCTGACTACCCGCGAAATCAGTCTTACTGGGCAACCACTTAAAAACCCATTCAGGCTCGTTTATAGCCCCTAAGTCCCACTCATATACACCTTTAGGCGTTGCGCTTATATAAAGCGTCCTAGCGCCCGTTCTAGCCCTTATTTCGGCCAAGTAATCCCACTTGTGGCGCTCAATCATTAAAGTATCGTAATGAGTCCTACGGCACTTGAGCTCTAGATAGGCGTTGTGAGTAATTCCGTCTGCCCGGTCGGTCGCTGAGAGAGGCGTTAAGTCCGGGTATTCGGCCTTTAGCGCCTCGAAAAGTTCGACTTCCCTAAAGTAGGTCAGTTATCTTCCTCTCCATCTTCCCACCCAATCTTCTTGAGCGGGTCGGAAGGATCGAGAACCCAGTCCGGCCAAGAGCTCCGATCCATAGCGAAAGCAAGAGCTGTGCCTTCATCCATCCCGGCATTGCGGCAGGACTTGTAAATCTCTTGGCAAGCAATAGCCCAGTAATCGAGTTTGGTAGGCGGCTCTTTAGGTCGAACCCGGCGCTTGACCGGCTTCTTCTTAGCGACGCGTTTTCTTTGGGCTGGCACTTGTGACCCTTTCCCTCAAGGCTGTCTCAAGGGTAGATTCTAACTTGTCAAGTCTCGAAATTAGCGGAAGATTCTCAAGTTTGATTATGTATCGAAGTCCGGCAATGAGTAAGCCAATAGAACCGAGGACGGACGCGATAAACGCCGCGATTGAATTGGCATCCATTTATTTGACTTTGCCGTAGCGCTCGTAGTTTGGGTTAAGCCAGTTAATAACGCTAGGCAAGACTGATGCTATTGCCGCATTTACAATGGCACTTACATCCCAGCCCACCGCTAAGTAAGTCGCTAGAGCTGCTGCTAGAAATGCTTTTGCCCAGCTTTCGGCTGCCTTTTTTAGATCGTTTAGCATTGTGTCTCTCTCCTGTCAGGTCGAACCATCGATTATCTTCATCACCTAAGGTCGTAAAGCTGATATGAAAATGCGAGCGGTGTGGATTTGATCCCTTATATTTTCTGCGCTTCCAGTTAAGGATTGGGGACATAATCTTGCCGTCGTAGATAATGTATTTAATCCGCTTGTCGCCTCGCTTGGCGCATTTTCTAATCTGCTCCACAAGCGCGTAAGTTGCTTCGGGATGGTCGTTAAGGTTGGCATCAATATCTATTGCCCGGACTACGCCATCGCGAGGGATATGATCAGAATTAGAGTTATTAGCAAAATGACGAGCATCAGCGATCCAGCCATCGCTGCGCCTATCCCTTTGAGAAAATTCATCGTCTATCTGCTCTCTTAACTGAATAGCAGCTCTACACAATTTTGCCATTAAACTCCGGTAAAATCCATTGACAAGTTTCTTCGTTGAAACCTATCGCGATTTCAGGTTTTGGTGGAATAAAAGCATCTCTATCTGGATCATAAGTGAAACCAATTCCGGCAAAATTCTTTCTAATATTGCCATTATACGAAGTTCTTTTGCAAGTTTGTTTTCTAAAATTGCTATACCAAGTTTCGGTATCTAAACCATCGATAAATTCATTTTCATCAATCCCCACAATAACTTCGGTGACGATATTCTCATCGTTTAGAAAAGCGTAATGTGCCATTTTGTAATCCTCTTTCTTACGCTAAGGATATTGTTCCGGTTCCGGCGGTAAATGAAGTTATTTTGTATCCACCTGATGTTGAAGTCGTAAAAGTTAAACCCGTTCCACCAGAAATACTATAACTAGATGGGTATTTGATAATCACAATACCAGAACCGCCATTTCCGCCACTACGGAAACCATCGCTAGCAACACTATCTCCACCACCGCTGCCGCCACCTCCACCAGTATTTACGGTTCCGGCTTCGGCATTTGTTCCATCATTCCATTTGCGACCTGCACCACCGCCACCTGAACCACCAGTACCGGCGGTCTGATTGTCATAACTTCCTCCACCACCACCGCCGGCATAAGTCACCGATGATCCAGTAATAGAAGATGCGGTTCCGTTTCCACCATTACCGCCTTGAAAAGAAGTTGAGCTTCCGCCGGCTGCTCCGGCTCCGCCACCACCTGCACCGCCATTGCTTGTTGTGCTTCCGCCGTTGTTTCCTTGTCCAGCGGTTGCGGTTCCGCCGGTTTTAGTTGCGTGACCAGCGCCACCACCTGATCCACCATTACCGCCATTAGAAGCGCTTCCACCATAACCGCCGCCGTCTGCTGTAATACTTCCAAAAACACTATTTGAACCTACGGTTCCGATTCCATTTCCAGGGCCACCGCCAGGGCCGCCTGAACCGACAGTTATCGTATTTGAAGCTCCGGGTGTAAGACTTATTGAAGATGTAAGAAATCCACCAGCACCGCCACCACCGCTACCACCGCCGTTAAATTGAAATCCAGCACCGCCACCACCACCGGCAACAACAAGATAATCGACTGAAATACTGCGCGGATAATTTTGTGCTGCAATAATTCCAAGAATAGGCATCAGGCAATATCTCCCACAACATACCAAGTATCGGTAGCCACCTTAATGCAGGAAGCGGCTGAATACTGAGCGCGAAGTTTTGGGGCGGTAGCAGTTGCTCCGGTTGAGTGGATTGTTGTTGTTCCGGAAGTGACCGCCTTAATTGTGGTCTGTCCAGCCCCAATCTGAATTACATTGATTACCGATCCGACAGGGAAGGCGACATTCGCGTTTGTTGGAATCTGAAAGTCATTAGCGCTAGCGACATTCATCGTCACTAGCTTGTTTCGGTTATCTGTTAAAACAACTGTGTAAGTGGCGGTCTGCGCGTTGAGAGTTAGTTTAGCCAGCCCATCATCGAGCCCGTTGCCTATCGTTCTCATTGCCGATGCGCCATCTTTTACGAGATCCGTATCGTCAGGAAGGGTTATTCCTAGTATGCCGGTAGTTGTCATTAGCTAATTACTCCTGTCGCGTTTTGCCAAGTAAGTGTAGCGGATAGGGTGTTCCAATATTCGGAAGCCGCCACATCTTCCCAAGCCTCGGTGAATGTGT